ATGTGGGGGGAAGACCGGCTCTCAGCCAGCTTTTCCTGAGCTCGAAGGACCATCTGATTATAATTTTCTTCTGCCTTACGGGTCATGTCAGTCATTTGCATGATGATGCTGGTGTGAGCGGTGGGATCCTGCATGTAGGCACCCAACCTTTCACGGTAAGCTTTAGCGACCACGTAAGCGACGAGGATATTCTCATACTCGTCTGGGATGGTGATCAGCTTATTAACGTCATCGACGTCGGTGGAGTGGTTGGCCAGGTAGTTGATCCGGACTTTTTCACCGATGGCCAACTTCTTAGCGACAAACAAGAACCAACCCTTGCCGGTCTTGTAGTCACGATCGATATCGTAATAAGTGACGGCCTGGTAGAAAAGTGGATCCAGGTGGTTCAACCTGGTGAGATAGGCCGGTGGTTCCTGGTCGATGGGATACTCGACGCTGATGATCTCACGGAAATCTGCCGGCAAGGTGACCTTATGGGAGGCAGCCAGCATGGTGTACTCGAGCTCCATGCCACGCAGAATGGGGAAAGCCATCATAGCCTCGATAGCCCAGGGCCAGATCTTATCCGTCCTGGACCAGGTGGAAGCGTCATCGTCACCCAGGGAGACCAGGCAATCGGTTAACAGGGTGCTGAATTTTACACTCATCAGTTCTCCTTATAGTCTAGCCAGTGCCTGCACGGCAATCGCAGCATGACCGGCTGCGGTTGGGTGCAAGCCATCAGATGTTTGGGCGGCAGTAATCCAAGGGGCTGTGAATGTATCCCAACACGTGATACTTTTCGCTGAGCAAGCCGCGGCGATGGCAGTGCGAATGTTGCCCTTATCTACCGGAGTGCCCCCACCGTTATCTGTCCAACGAGGTAAAACATTCATCCAATAAAGCGCAGCCCTTGGATTTGAAACTTTTAATTCGGCTATATTTTCTTCCGCTTCGGCTTGCAAGTTTGCCATGTTGCCGGCGTTATCATCATTCGTGCCCAATTCAATAATGATGATGTCGGCGTCGTCTAAAGCTGAAGCTGTTACTTGTGCGTCCATATTGGCCATAATCGAATGACCTGAGTAGGCATGATCGAGCAGATCGGCTCTAGATGGATAATTAAAAACTGTTCGGGAGGCCCAATGCCCGCTCAAGGTGGAAACACTATCTCCTAATATGGTAAACAGCTTGACTGAACTGTGAGATAACACCAGGGCTTGAGCAGCATTGATTTCGATATTTCCGATGGCAAAATGCGCAAGCCTTCCGATCCAACCATTCGTAACAGGCACGTGACTACATCCAATATTCGAACGAAAAAACACATGCAAAACATCATCCGGGTAAGTGCTAGTCCCTCTCAATCTTCCATGAGTGTATAAACGAGTTCGATTGTTGCTTTTGCTCCACGTAAAGATCAATGGGATAAAACCACTCGAACTAGAAGATTCGGACACATTTCGGGTAGCAACATCGCCGAACCTGTAGTAAGCATCATAGCGATTATACAAAGGGTCCTTATAAATACGCATGTAGTCGCTTCCGTCACCATCGATAAACTCAAACATCCTGCGGGACGTGTTATCGATCCAAACATCGTACGAGTCTACGCAAGGCCAGATCAAAAAGGAACCCTCGGTATATGGAAATGCAGCTCGTAGACTGGCGGGTAAGTTAACGTAACTAGTGACACCATCGAATACACCCGAAGATAATCCATCCCCAATGCCTAAACCAGCAGAAACGGCAGTTGGAGATCCGGTGTGGTTGTTGCCTGAAATATCCACTCCATCATGAATGCGTGGATAATAAGCGACCAAGGAAGAGCCGAACAATGCCTTGACCCTTTGGTAATAAGGTATAGCCTTACTGTGAATTAATAATGGCTGCATCACTACCTCCTACGATCTAGCTGAAGGGAACGCTGGACTCGTCCAGCTGAAGGGAACCGCACATAAATCGTGCAGGTGACCGCTGGACTCGTCTGGCTTTAGGGGGAAATCCAACGCACGGTGACTACGACACAGGCGGTTAAAGCGTCAGCCTGGGCAACGGAGATGGTGAGGGCTGAGCAAATGGGATAGAGATCATACAGGCCGGTGGCTGCTGCAGCTGCGTCGACGGTGGCTTCACGTGGGGCAAGCGAAACATCAGTGTTGTTGTTGGACTTGACCAGCAGGTTGCCAAAGATGGGATCCGTGATGGTGACATCGGTGGTGGCGGGTGCAGCTGCGTTATAGTCGATGAACACATCGAGCAAGAAGCCCATGATGGGGATGGTGGTGCCACTGCCAACGGCAACGCCGGCACCACCGGCGGTGTTGATAGTAATTCGACTGATCGCAATTTCAGACATGAAGTGCTCCTTAGATCTGCCGGCGTTAGCCGGCCAAGAGTTCAAGAAAAGATTTTACAGAGAAGGACCTGCAGGTCAAGCGAAGCTGGAACTTAACGCTGCGCTTGACCTGCCAAAAGTTTAGAAAGGACTCTAATCGTCTTCTATTTTGACGATGGTTGGCTTGCCTTTTTCCATGTTCACCAGGGATGGTACTAAATCACCTTCGAAGTGGACCTTCCAAATATGGCCATGTGAAGCAAGAACTGTGTAAGCTCGATTATTGCCAGCAAGTTTGAGGATCTCTTCAAGAGTGAACGAAGGTAAAGGCTTAGCCGGTGGGGGGGCAACCATGGCAACCTTGGGCGAAGCAGGTGAAGATTTCTGCTTCGCCCTTACATTAGATCGTTTGGCCATGATCAGCCCTCCGTGAAGCAAAGCACCAGGGTGAAGTCTTGAGCTGCTGTACCACCAGCGCCGTCATAGTCGAGGGTGGCGATGATGTTGGTGCCGGCTACGATGTGGGGGAAGTTGTCGCCTTCGAAGTCACCTGGCTCATCCAGGATGGCAGCGACTGCGCTATCACCCACGTCCATGTTGGCAACGTAGGCTTCGAGCGCACCGGTGTAACCAACATCGAGGATACCGTTGCTGGCATTGGAGGCTGCAGCTGAGACTGAGATCAGCTGGCAGTCAAAGGGGACTTTGAAGATGAACGAATGGTTGGCAGCCAAAGCACCGGCTGTGTGATAACTGACTGTGAAGTGTGTACCTTGCATGAGCCATAAGAAGGGCGAAGCAGATAGATCACTGCTTCTCCCCTACGAATGATGATCAAGGTTGGTCTTTATCCGAAATACAGACCATGAGTTACGCCTTTCTGGGCTTTGCCCCTACTGCCTGGCTGAAGGAGGAGGTCAGCCAGGCATAGGAGAATGCTTAAACGGTGGGTGGGTCACCGGTTAAGTAGATGGGGTTATCCGGCGACAACACGTTTTCCGATACCTCGGTAAGTGGCGACGCCGTAGGCAAACAAGTCACGGACCTTGATGGGGAGGGTGTCGTTGGTGAAGAGCAGCCCACTGGTGGGATCCGTCACGCTGTACAACTGCGGTGCAGGATGGGTAGTCCCTCCTGGGTTGTCACCGTAAGCCATGCAGATGACCGGTGCGATGCGTGGGTCAACGATGTAAGCCCAATCGGTAACATCGGTCCACTCAGGAACAAGAACAGGAACGGGGCGAGGATCACCGGGGCGGTCCATGGCGTAGGGGTTGACGTCATTGTTGGGTGTGGCCGGATATCCACCAGGACCGGCACCATAACCGAAATCAATCAAGGTCTGATCGTAAAGATCGGCCGGGACGAGCAGGAACTTGGGCCACAACGCCTGGCGTTTGGCCGAACCGAGCTCAGCTGCTTTCATGCACTCCAGGCGAGCTGCTTTCCAGGCTGCAATCGAGTAAGCGGTGGTGGCGTAATTGCCATGGGAATTATCAGCGATGAACAAGGCCTTGCTATCCTGGGCAAGGGTGGGCCCCAAGCCGGCAGCCTGGGTGAAGATGGCGGCGATCGCTGCTGAACGAGTGCGAATGGCGCTGATGGTCAACGCACGTGGGATGGCCTGGAGCTTGTCGATCTCACTGTTTCTCAACATCTTTTCAGTGATACCGACATAAGCGCCGTACTTGGTGAAGGCACCGGTTTCTTTGGTGTCTGCCACGGCGAGCTCGGTGTAGGCTGCACCTTCGGCGACGACCGGCAGAGCTGCCACCCCTCCGAATTGAAGCCACTGCATATCATGCAGTGATCCATCGGAGGCTTGCACACTGGTGATCAGCTCGTACCACCTGTACGCGGTCAGGTTGGTGTACAGGTCCAGGACGACTTTATTCATGGCATTGACGGCCAGATCTGAGAGGGTGGTGGTGGTGGCGGCAGCGAAGGCAACCCGGGAGGGGTCGAATTTGCCATGCATTTCGACGTCACCGGTGACTGCACGGTACAAAGCATCTGCCCTGCGAAGCTCCGGAGGGGGCAGTCTGGCACCTGGTGCACCGAACATCCAATCAAAGTAGCCCTGGAACTGTTCAGCTGCAGCCGGAGCCTGGGATAACTGCTGACCCCTGGGGGGTTGGTTGCCGATCTTGACCACATTATCGGCGACAGCATCTTTGAGGTTCTCGATGCTGGCTTCGAGCTTGGTAATACGTTCTAAAATGGGTTGATCTGTCATTGCTTGTGATTCTCCTTCTGTGGGGTTTTCTGGTACTGCTTCCGGATGTAAAAAAGCAAACATTTCTTCTGGTGAAAATTGACTGGCACTTGCAACCCTGAATAAACCATTTGGATTGAGGGCAGGCTCATCGACCAGGTCAGCTGCGTACAGTTCTTTGATCCGGGCAACGGGGTACTTTCCGGTTGCGCCGTCAGGTCGACCGCCGGCAGCCGGCAGCTCCTTACCGTTTGCGGTGGGCCAGACACGATCAAAGTCGACGACGATGGACACACCGAGAGCGGCGGGATCTTCCCTGGCCAGGTCGAGCACATACTGACCGATATCACCGGCGGGTGAGCTGTGGGCTGATTTGCTGATCAGCAGGTCACCGACCAGCTTCTCACTCTCTAACCGAAAGTTACGGACCCGACCGAGATATTTACCAAGACCATCATGGAACCAGTCGGGATGGGTGAACCTGGACTTAACACCGGTGGCTTTGGAGGATGCCAGGAGCTGCAGCTGAGACAAGGTGACCTGGTCGAAGAGCAACCTATGCCCAACCGCTTCGCCAGTGGTGGCGATGCTGACACCGAGAATGGCGTCTTCTCCGATGGATCCTGTGAGATGGATTGGGTAGCTTCTGAGTTTTTCTGTTGTCACTGGAGAAAGTCCTCCTTTTCTGTTGGAGGGGTATCAATCCCTCCCCTCCTGGTGGTGATCTTGGTGTACTTCAAGGTAGCCGTGGTTTGAGGGGGGAAGCGATCATTGACGAATGTATAAATCCCGCTGGCACCCAGACCGACTGCGAGGCCGAAAAAAGCTACATCGATGTACGGTTGAGCTGGAAGGTAGAAATCCCTGGCCTTATATAACAAGGCAAAGAAGATACCAACAGCCATGGCGACAAGCATGAGCTTGTTCCCTGTCACGCCGAACTTCTTGATGAACTCGACTACACCCAGAACGATCAAAGCCAGGGTGACAGGATTGACAAGAAAATTACTCAGGTCCATAACATACTCCTTTCGCAAGATATATTGAATTGAAAGCGCGCCTGGTCCAGCTCGATCGGGACCAAAAATCTGAGTAAAACTACATTTTCTGCAAGGTTTATTGTTCACCCCCTCCACTACTTGGATCTGGATCAGTCGAACTTGTAGGATTACCGTTTGCCTTTTTAACCTGGAAACCAGTCTTATTACCGGCCAAACGTTTGAGGATGGCTTCGATATCAGGGCGATCATCGGGGAAGTTGGCTTTCATGCTGATCACACTTTCAACCGTGATGTTTGAACCCATGTACTCGCCAATCATATCGAGAAGCCGCTTGGCCTTGGCCTCCTGAGCTGGGTTCATGGGTGGAAGAAGAATAGATTTCATTTTGGAGCCTCCATAGATTTGAGATTCAAGGGGTTGAAGCCCCTTGTTGGTTACCAGGTTGATCACCTGCGGGTTTACCAGGTCTGGCGACTTCCTGACCTGGCAGCATGACGGGTTGGATGGGATCTGCTTTGGCTTCGGCGATGATCTTGTCCAGCACTTTATCGTCGACGGTCTCACCGGCGAACTTGAGAACCATGTCGGTAGCGATACGGTGGAGGGTGGGGGACTTGCCAAGGAGTGTATTTTGCAGCATGGCGAAGCCTTCGGCGAGCTGATTGGCACCGGTGGCGAGCTGAGCATTGTCACGCAGGGTGACATCGGGGGCTTCACAAGTGAAGATAACACTATACGAAGTCTCGGTAATAGCCGGCTGAGCGCCAATCTCAACTGCCCGCAGGAAGGCCTGGTACAAAATATCCTCCAAAACCCAGACGAAATATTCCTGTCTTTTTATCAGAAACTTTTCTGGCGGGGCTTGCATGGCTTCGGCGGTGGCAACGTTGACTTCACCACCTTCACCACGCCAATGAGGCGGGAAGCCTGAACCGGCATCGATCAGCTGACGCACGGCTTTCATATCGAAGCCAGCGTCAGCACCACGCAGGTTAGGGGTGATGGTTTCCCACGTTTCGCTCTCGTCTTTGACGACGATGGACCCGCTCTCAGGAGCTGAACCATACTGAGTGGACTTACTCTCGACCTTGTTGGAGGGGACCGTCACCAGGTACAAGAAGGCTCGAGCTGCCCAATGCAAGCGCACCCGGTCTTCGAGCATGCGACTATAACGCAGTAACCAGGGGATGATCGTGGTCAGATCACTCTCACCCATAAGCGCACCGATGGGTCGGTTGACGCTGTAGTGAAGCATGACGGCGTCTGACATGCCGGCCTCCGGATGATCGGGTGATAGCCAGCGCCTGGGTTGGAACTCACCGGCAGGTGGGTTCTCCCAATACACCAGCTCGGTCTCCCAGTCGTTATCGGCGGTCTCGATCTTCTGGATTTGATCTTTGGTAACAAAGCGAATGTAAGACATGCCATCCAGCTGATTGCGAAACAAGAGTACAAACAGATCACCGGAGCGGCTCAGCTCTTCGACCATGGGCACGAGGCGAAGGTCCATGTGATTCTTGCGATGGGTCCAAAAGGCCTTGATGAAACTATCGAGAGCTGCATCCACACTGGTGAAGGAGATCCCGGTGCCAATCACGTAGTTGACGGTGGTGTTGATCACCCGCCAGGCCATGGGGTTCTTACGCCAGGCGGTGAGGGCGTCGGTGTACAGCTCCTGGATTTCTGACCAGGAGCGATCATGCTTGCGCCCGCTGATGGTCTGCCAGTGATCATCGGTGGCCAGGTTAGGGGTTACGGTAAATTGCTCAATCTTCCGGAAGGTGAACAAACGAGCTAAGAATGATGGCGCTTTCATAGTGAACTCCCGAAGACACTATGAATAATTACAGAAAAATTATTCACTTGACCACCTCCATGTAGCGATAACCATCTTTTTCGACACAGGTCCAGCCACGTGTATGCTTGATCCAGACTTCCTTACCGCCCAGCTCGTTGATCTGCACGGTCTCACCCTTGGAAAGGTGGCCAATCTGCCTGGCCAGGGCGTTAGGTAGATGCCGGATGTGGAGGTCTGGAAAGAGTGAGCGTGCCTGGGTCTTATTGTAGATTGGGGGATCGACCACCCGATAGTTACCAAACCAGACTCGAGCTGCAGCCAGATCGCCATTGAACCAGTTGGCGTCGGCCGTCTCGGTGCAGCCTGGGAAGAACCAGTAATCGCTGAACTGCCAGATGCGCCACGTGGCCCAACCAATGGGGAGCAACGGCTGATGATCACGGGTATAGTGAGCAACGATCAGGTCGAAGTTCTTAGCCCAGGCAGGCTTAGGATGGATGAAATCATTCCAATAGCCGGCCGAGGTATAGATGGCTGGCTTGATGGCGGTGAGCTGCTCAACCCGCTCGAGGAATGCCTGCAGTTTCGAAGTGATGCCTTCCACCCGTTCGGGAGTTTCAAGGTCGACAATATACCTGCCGTAGCCTTTACCGGCAGTGCGGATGAAATGCTCAGCCTGGGCGATGGGGTCGTGCGCAGGCTGGTAATAGTGGTAGGGGGCGTGCGGGATGCCGGCAGCCATGCAGCCGGCCTTGTTAAGCTCGAAGGTGGAGTCTATAAATTTGATACCATCGGTGCACTTGTAATAGACAAATGGGACCCACCGTGCAGCAACAGTCCAATCGATAAGACCTTCCCAATGACTGACGTCGACACCAAAAGTTTTCATTAGTACGTTTCTCCTAATTCTTCGAGGATATCCTTGACAGGCACGACCTGGCTTTCACCGGTGCCCCAGGTCTCTTGATCAAGAAGACTGATCAGTGCAGCTGAAAGAACACAATCATCATGGACCAGGTCACCGGTGGCAACATCACGAGTGCCATCCGGAACTGACCAGCGCATGATCTTACCCGGGCCATCCATGATCACATATTGGCAGTACTCGAGCTGGAGTGACATTTCAGGATCGAGCGGGTAATAATCTTTATAACGACCGGTCTCAATGATGGAAAGAAAAGACCAACCGAGATCTGATTTGCTAACCTGGCTGAACTCAAACGGTAGAACCTTGCTGCCAAGCTTATCGGCGAGGAAGGCGGCCAGACCAGCACCAACGCCGGTGGCGTCGATGATCAGCTTGACCGGCTGCCATAAATCAACAAGACCAAGAAACGTCCCATAGAGAGCACTATGTTTGACACCCTGCCAGGATAAACGAAGAAGAACTTTATAAATCGGTTTGGTGACCAGGTGATCGGTGGATGGGATCTCCAGCTCGAAAATGGTGAGCACAGTGCTATCCCGTTTTGGATTGGCCAGCTGCTCGAGATCCTGGATTGCGCCTTCATCCTGACCGGCTACATCGATGGTAAAAGCGTACACGTGACCAGGCACGGGCAGAATTTGTTTAGAATGGGACCCGACCATGAGCGCTCGACGTGAGAGGGGGAACATACCGCCTTCACTGTCGATCTCTTCGCTGAAATACTGCGTGCGCACCAAGGGATTATTGCGTCCCAGCTTGGCGATCTGCTCGTCGACGAACTTACGATAAGCCGGGACCTCTTCGCCAACCTGATCAGCGGTAAGAACCCAGGTGCGACGGATGCCGTCTTTCTGCTCAGCCAGGCGAGCAGCACGCAGCTCACGAGCGAGCAGGGTGCGACTGGTCCAGGCTGTACCCCAAAATACCCGGGTAGCGTTGGTAGATGCAGCCATGGGGGCGATCTCCTTATCCCATTTGGAGATTTGAACATCCTGGGCTTCGTCACATTCCAGGAGTAGGGAGGCTGTAGCGCCAACAATGTTAGCAGTGGGGGAACCAGAAAGGAAGTGGAGGCTGGCTGAACCAATCTGGAAAACGTAACCGGATTTTTTAATCCAACGGGATTTAGTGAGAATACTCATGGACAAGATATGCTCGAGACGCCAGATAGCATTCTGTGATTGGGGCAGAATGGTGGGTGAGATTTTCACCAGACTAGCGCGGGTGAGACTGAACAGAGTAAGGAGAAAAGCTTCGATTTGGGCCTGGAGCTCATTCTTACCAGACTGGCGGGGGAAGACAACCACGAAGGATAGCCCTTTTCTAGCTACGACCGATGCAGTTATCGCTCGGGCGACTGCAAGCTGGTAGGTGCGCAGATGGAGGTCACCTAGCTCGGTAAAAAGCGAGATATGGGTCAGGACGGGCAGGAGTTTTGAAAAATCGTCTTCCATTGAATACCATTGTGCAGGCTGGATGGGAGCAAGCATTAATCCTGGTCGAGACCCCACTCACGGGTAATTTGCTGGAGAGCGAGGTCGACAGCATGATCGAAGTAGCGGATGGAGGGGCAAGAGCTATTCTCGGGGCAGGTAAGACAGCGACGGGTGGAACGGGAGAGGTGGCGCAGGGCTCTGCGCAGATTGTGGGCTTTATCCAACACACTTTTGGCTTCCAGTAAGATGGGGCAGGAGGGCCTGGGACCATCAGGAAGAATGAGGCTGGGGAGGGTGGAGGATGGATCGTTGGTGGAAGGGGTCATGGGGTGTGATTATCTCCGGATCGAATAGATGAAAGATTTAGCAAAGGCAGGTGAAAGGGATTGGAACCCATTGAGAACGAAACGGAACGAAGATAGTTTCATGGGGTTGGCAAGCGGGGCAACTGGACAGTATCATCTAGAGGGGTGTCCAGCTGGTCCAGCTTAAGAACGCTGGTGAGATGTACGAGAGCCATATGAAGGTCGGAGTCATTGGAATTCCCTGAGGATTGGAGAAACTGGCTGGTTTTAACCAGACGAGTGATAGTGATGGAAGCCAGGCAGAGGATACGCAGGATATTGGCGACCTGGGAAATATCAGCAGATGGATTATCGAGCTCGATCAGACGACGGGCATACAGACGGATGATGGCGATCTCTTCCATCAGGCCGTTGTAATCGGTGGATTCGACACCCGCCAGGTCGGTTTGGGAAAAGCGGCGAGTGTAGAAGCCGTGTTTAAGGGCGTTGATATTGCCGGGCTGACCGCCGCGGTGACGTTTGGGTGAGGGGGTAAGATCTGACATAGAAAGACCTCGGATTGAATTCATGGTCTGATGAGGCTGCGGACAAGCTCGATCAGTGATAGCATCCCGCCGCCGACTGCCAGGCTGACCAGCAGCTTGAACTGGGTGGCACTCTCGGTGAGCTCACGCAGGCGTTTTTCGAAGTCTGCGGCTTGCGCTTCCAGGGTTTTCAAGCGCAGGGTGCTCATCTCGGTAATGTGCTCTTGGTCCGCCCGGGTGGAGGTTAGTTCTGCCTTGATCAGGTCCAGCGTATGCCCGAGCTGCTCAGCGATCAGCTTGTTCTGGGCTTCTTCCGCGTCGCGTGTCATTCCTGATCCAATCCCCATTCCTGCCTGAGCTCGCGGAGAGTGGTACCCAAAGCCTGAGCAAAATTACGCATGCGGTGGCATTCGTTCTTTTCAGGGCAGGTGAAGCAACGCTGGGTGGTGCAGCGCAGCTTACGGATTGCCCGGTGCAGGTCCTGGGCTTTATCCAGCACGCCCCTGGCTTCCAGGAGGATGGGGCAGGCGGGATCAGGTATTCCTAGAGGAGTGGGTCGTGAGCCGGATTGGAAGGGTTTAATTGGATTCTTCATTTTTTATTCCTTAGATCTGCATTGAGTTGCTGGATGGCGACGGAGATTTCATCCGCCATTTGCGATCGACCTTCGTTCAGACTTTTCTGAACACGGAGCAGTGTGGAAAGCCTGCCCATAGCTGCCCCAAGTGAATCCAGCACGCGGATGGTTTCGCGCAGGTCATGAATACCATCCGCCAGCTGCATCGTGCGCCGGATCATCACCCTGAGCAAGGTGATCTCGTGCTCCAGGCTGCTTATCTCGTCTTCATTCAAGTCGATGGTTTCGCTTGTCTGGAACAGAGGCGAGTAAATGCCATTCTTCGAAGCATTCAGGTTGCCTTTGGGGAGGCGGCGGGGGTTAGGCATAGGAGAAGCAATTAGCTGTTAGCAGTTGGCTTAAGAAAGAAACCGCAGATGAACGCGGATGGACGCCGATGGAATAGAAATAAATAAGCCACAGATAGTGCGCAAAGAAAGCGCCCTCCAACACAGATGAACACTGATAAATATATGAAACGTTAGAAAGTCTGAACGTGGTAATGTTGAAAGGTGTAAAAATGTGAACGTGGTTTAGCATAAGAGTGTGAACCCCTGGCATGGGTGGGTTACGATGTTGCAGTGCCTTGTTCCCTGGCAAGGGAGAGCGCCGGTGATTACCAGACAGCTGCGGAGCTGTCCAATGGCGTTAAATAAAAGTGGCACAGGTGAGCGGAGTTCTTTCTCCGCATTGCCCGTGCCAGGGGTTCTGCTAACATTATAGCACAAATGTTCTAATCCACAAGGGGTTTATCGAAAACTCGCAAAACTTTAAGATTTCTCATAATTGGGAGGAGAGAGGAATATGCAAACCTTCTGGTCTTTGACCAATATATTAAGATTTCTCATAATAGAGCAGCTGCAAGCAACCAGCTATCCGTTAAAAGATCGAGCCAGTGATTGGGCGAGTGAAGACGATCCTATTGAACAATGGTTAGCTAGACGAACAATATGATTCTCGATTTGATAAATATTAGTAGAAGAGGAATTAATGTATACTAGTAATGATGTCCCGCTATTATTAGAATCAGGATAAGAGAAAATCAAAAGCTTGGTTATGATAACCGCTCTTATAAATAAAATTTATATCGAATCTGTTAAACCACCTCAATTGACACGATATACTGCAAATATTCAGTAGAATCATTAGTTAGGCGGCCTTAATCTCAACTCAAGGCAAATGGAAAGACGCAAATTGTATAATCTCATATGACTATCAAACATTCCCGGACAGCAAATAAATCGAAGTGAAGAAGTTTATCCGAGTACTTTTGATTGCTTGTGGTACGCTCTGTGTGGCGTTAGGTGTTCTGGGTATATTCGTGCCCGTACTGCCCACCACCCCCTTCTTGCTGTTGGCCGCAATTTGCTATGCGCGGAGCTCAGAACGGTTCTATCATTGGCTCCTGAACAATCGATGGTTCGGAGAATACATCAAGAACTATCGAGAAGGCCGAGGCATTCCGCTTCGGGTAAAGATCCTTACGCTTATAGCGTTGTGGCTCACGATTGGCTTCACCACACTGCTTGTCATATCAGTCTGGTGGGTCCAACTTATCTTGTTGGGGGTTGCGGTGGGGGTTACCATTCATTTGGTCAGGATAAAGACGTTCAAACGCGACGCAAACGCCACGCTGGTTAAGGGCGCCATCTCATCTGAAAAGCCAAGGAAAGACCAAGGATAGCCTCTCAGGGTCAACGCTGGAGATAACTGATGCAGGAGAGACTTTAGCTTTATCATCAATTTGTGGGCATATGACTCCCTAACACTGCACTGCAGCCGATTTGCTTCGCTGCGCTCCGGAAGCGGTTGAGTGCGCCGTTAGTTAAAACAAAAATGTTCCTCAATAGGAATTTCTCCTCAAACCGCTAGGTTGCAAGTTCGAAATTGACATGATAGACAGCAAATTCGCAGTAGAATCAATACTAGGCGCGTTGTTCTACAAGATCCTCAGATTACCAATAGAAGAGCATTAGAGAATTACCACTTCATGAACCTTGACAAGAATATGCATCCCGCTATGCTTGAGGAATTCCCACATTTGACCAGCAGGCTCGGTTTGATCAAATTCTGCTCAGATCAGTTGAGGAATTTTGAAGTATATATTTGCTTGCACGAGTTCGAGAGTTATGTATATGGGGTTGTATCCCAGTACAGTAGGATTATTGAGAATATGCCGGTACACACTCCTAACACCGAATCATCATATTCATCGATGCAATTAGGATTGGACATTTATTTCTACACACTTGTGTGGGACAAACTAGGGAAAGTTTTCGCAAAGCTAAAGGAGCAGATTAACACTCTTTCGAGGTTTCCTAATGCATTGCCAAGCGGATTCATGAAAGATTACAAGCTACTAAAAACAAGAATGGAGCACTTATTTTCAGAATTCCACATAACTGCCAGAAATGAATACGAGCATCCTTCATTTCAGCCGTCGAGAGTTGGGAAAATTGTGCTATTTCGTGTGCTGTTCCCGGATGGTCAAGGTAACATAAAAGCACATATCGGAAAGGAAGAGTACGCAATCGTGTGGAAAGAGCACGTAGATAGATTGAATTCCCTATGGGTAGAGCTGATCGATGTCTTCGTGAAGCATTTTACTGAAAAGACATCTTCTTCTGACCTGTTCCTCTTGAAAAAGCAAATTGAAGATGACATTAATGTAATCATCGGAGAATACAAACGGCTTCGAGAAGAAGGCAAAGATAAGGAAGCCAATCGGATTCTTCACCAGATATTGAAGTCTGAAATGTATCTATCAAGAGAAGGAATTCCATTACGACAAGATGTTAGGGACAAGTTCTACTCAATCTTTGTTCAAAGAGATCATTCTTCGTGGTTATCAAAATAAGCCTAACACCAGCTCCGCCGCTGAAGGGATGCGCCGCGCTAGAAAAAGCGCGAAAATGATTGTGGCATCTCCCCTGCCCCGCCGCTGCTGCTGAGCCCATCCGTTATGCTACGATATCGAAATCACCCCTCAATAGGAATTGAATCATAAACCGCTTACATCCGGTAATTGATATTCAGAAATACCTTTTAAAATGAATCTGTTAAACTACCTCAATTGGCACGATAAATTGCAAATATGCCGTAGGATCAATAGTTAACCCGAGGTTTAAAAAATGACCACAGAAGAACTAATAAAACTCTTATGGACAATACTTGGATCTGTTGGTGGGACTAGTGTAATCATAATTGGACTCTCATCATGGCTTGGAAAAATTTGGGCAGAAAGAATATATCAAAATACACAGTTGCGACAACAAAAAGAAATCGAGGAGTTAAAACATAAATACAGTACTGAATTGGAACATCTCCGAAGTGAAATTACTGCACGTCGAGACCTTCTTAACGTTATTTTAAATTCTCTTTCTTCGGGATATTCACTCTCTCAAGCGCGAACGCTACAAGCTGTTGAAGCCATTTGGGCAGGCATTCTCAACATTAGGGAATTTTCATCAATACTACTTTTCCCTCACACGGTAATTTACCCGGCAGAGTTTGAGAAATTACCCTTTAGTAAGATTGATGAAATGTTACCCCAGGTGTCAATAGCTCAGTATGCTGAAAAAATCCACAATGTTTCAAAAGATGTGGAAAACCACAGACCTTTCGTAGGTGAAAAACTTTGGAAGCTTTTTAGTATAAACAACGTATTTATTGGACGTTTGGCTACAAAAACGATTATTTGTCGGGAAAAAGGTCATTTCTATCCGTGGGATAAAGATGTCGATGGCAAACTGGATACCCATCTTTTCGAATCATTACAAAGTGTGTTTAAGGAAGATGAATTTAAACAGATCTTAAATTCAGAACCATTAGAAATTATCCAAAGAATTACGTGGTCAATTGAGAAACAAATATTGGATGAAATGAATGAACTTTGTATCGGTAGGAAATATGTCAGCCTTAGTATTGATGAAAAGCAAAGAATTGAAAATTTATTAGGTTCGTTATATAATAAGAATATAGATGTAGACTAACCCTATATTTGCATTATTGATATAAAAAATGTATCTCTATAGGTATTTACCCTCTAACCGCTAGGTTCCAGGTTCTAGTCCTGGGGCACGGGGCTTTTATATAAAATAAATCTGGCAAAAAAGGGGGATGGGTTTTAGGTTGAGTGGTCTTTCACCAAGCAATTCGCAATGACATACCCTTAGGTTCGGACGAAAGTTCGGACATTTCCATAGATCAGATAAGCAAAAGCATCAGTTGCTTCTTTAGCAACCAGAGTAATTTCACTTCTTGGTATACGCAACTTTTG